TGTTTACAGCGACCGTGCCCTGGGCAGCGAGGCGTTGTTCAAATACACGATGAAGGATGAGCAGGACGCCAAGGCAGAAGTCGAAAAGATGGAGCTGGCGCAGAACCACGCCAACATCCTCACGGGCGGCATGAGTCAATTCCCGACTTACCTGCCAGGCACTGGCTTGATGAACCGTCGTGTTAGCGGCGGCCTTGCCTGGTTCTGATGTCAAACGTTGCTTACACAATCCCGAACCTGATCCAGGGCGTCAGTCAGCAGCCTGATGCGCAGCGTGATCCAAGCCAGGGAGAGATTCAGATCAATGGGATGAGTTCCATTGCCGAGGGCCTGCGAAAGCGCGACAGCAGCAGGGCTGTGGCCAAAGTGAGCAACAGCCTGTTTGGCGATGCGTTCATCCACACGATCCAACGGGATGCAACCGAGAAATACATCTCGGTTATTCGCACGAATGCCATCAGTGTTTTTGACCTGGATGGAGCAGCGCAGACGGTCAACGTGGCGACTGATGCGTTCAACTACCTGAGCGATTCAGGCAAGGCAGCCTCTGAAAACGTCACTGACGCTCGCAACCAGATACGAGCCGTCACGATTGCTGATTTCACCTTTGTACTGAACACCCAGCGCACCACGGCAATGACTGCCGACATAGCGCCCGCTACGGCACGTCCGGCTGCGCATGAATGCCTGGTGTGGGTCAAGCAAGCCAGCTACGGCAACGAGTATCGAGTGGTCTGCTCTGTAGGGACAGGAACAGCTATCGAGGTAACTGTCGAAACTCCAGTTGCTCCTGTCGTCAGCAGCGGCGGCACGACCACCGAGTTCCGTATCAGCTCAGAGGAGATTGCTGAAGAGCTGATGACCGGTGGCACTGGCACTGGCCTGGAGGACATTGCCGGGCTAACTGTTGAGCGCAGCGGCTCTGTGCTGTGGCTGCGTTCTGCGCAAGCAATCAACATCGAGGTGTTTGACGCCAAATCCAACACGACCATCACGGCGATCTTGGATGAGGTGCAGACCTTCACCGAGCTGCCGACTGTTGCCCCAGAGGGCTATCAGGTCGAAGTCGTTGGGGACCCCGGCAATGCCTACGACAACTATCACGTCGAATTTGAGCCGCGTTCTGGCGACTTTGCCGAGGGTGCCTGGCTGGAGTGCGTTGCACCTGGCGCTCAGTTCATCATCGACGAGGACGAGATGCCGCATGTGCTGGTGCGGCAGCCAGATGGTGAGTTCTTCTTTGGCCCTGCCGATGGCAGGACGCTGTCGGGTGGAACCGGCGCGACGGCATGGACGTTTGATATTCCCGCTTGGGGCCAACGCACTGCAGGGGATGACGTAACCAGCCCGCTGCCGACGTTCTTGAACAACAAGATCAACGACATCTTCATCTACAAGAACCGGCTGGGGTTCCTGTCGGATGAAGCGGTGATCCTGAGCCGCACGCGGGACTTCTTTGAGTTCTTCCCTGAGACCGTGACAACGGTTCTGGACACCGACCCGATTGATGTGGTCGCTTCAAACAACAAGGTCTCAGTCCTGAAGTACGCCGTGCCGTACCAGGACGAGCTGATCATCTTCTCGGAGCAATATCAGTTCCGGTTCAACGCAGCGGAGACGATCCTCACGCCTGCCACTGCGCAGATCACGATCCTTACCCAGTTCGATGTCGATACGGGCGTCAGGCCGTTGCAGGCAGGCGGCGGGATCTTGTTTGCGCAATCCAACGACCAGTGGAGTCAGTTCCGTGAGTTCAGCGTTCGGGGTGCCGGCACGGCGCTGACTGCAGACTCAGCCGACATCACGTCTTACGTCTCCAGCTATATCCCGAACGAGTGCTTCAAGATGACCATCAATGACACGGGCAACTCTGCCTATGTCATCAGCGGCAAGAACGTGACGGGTGGCACGAATTACACCCAGCGCGTTTACGTCTACAAATGGTTCTTCCGTAATGCAGGCCAGGGCGCTGAGCGTGCGCAGTCCAGCTGGAGCTACTGGGACTTCAACGGTGAGGTGCTGCAGGTCGAAGCCATTGAGGAGCAGCTGTATGTGCTGATCGCTCGTGGCACTGAAGTGTGGCTGGAGAAGATCTCAATCATGGACCGCATGGGTGAGGAGGTTGCTGCTCCCTATCCACTCCTGATGGATCGCTTGGTCAGCACCACCACAGCCACGCCAACTGCACTGCGCATGGCGGCTGGCACCTATGACTCCGACAAAGACGAAACCACCTGGACGCTGACCTATACGGCACAGGCCAAAACGCAGCTGTGGTCTGGCTACAAGATGTCGGCTACCGGCAAGCCGGGCCCGGTGTTGCTGGACGAGATCACAACCGGGACAGCGTTAAAAACCAGAGGTGATTGGTCAACCACTCAGGTGTGGGCTGGTGAGCCGTATGAGTTCCGGTATCGGTTTACCAAGTTCAAGTTCTATAGCGAGATCGGTGGTGGCAAGGCTGCAGTGAACACCTATCGGACTCAGATCCGTAGGGCCAAGCTCAGGTATCACGAAAGCGGCTTTTTCAAGATCAAGGTGTTGCCAGAGCATCGCTCTGAAGGCCTCTACAAATACGACGCAACGGACATTGCAGTGAGGGGCAGCTGGATTGGCCAGCCCACAACAATGCCGAACGATGTGATGCGTTACTACGAGGGGGTTTTCAGCTTCCCGGTATTAGGTGATGGCAGTCGTATCTACTGCGAGATCCTCAACGACACACCTCACCCCTGCAAGTTCTCGACCTGTGAATGGATCGGGAACTTGACCGACCCATCCAGGAGCCGTCGATGAAGTGGATTGAGCCCTCGCTTGACGTGGCGTATTACGTCGGCGAGAACCTGCGCAATGAGGACTGCCAGGAGGTGTCTCTCAGCCATGGGATTGCACCGACCGATGCAGTGGTCCATAGCTTCCTGGACAGCCAGAGGTGCAGCGCGTTTGCGACTGAACTTGGCGAGCCATGTGGAATGGCTGGTGTTGTCGGCAATCGGGTTTGGATGCTGGCGACAAAGAAGGCAACAGTTGGCCGCCATGCCCGCTGGCAGCTACTTACAGAAGGGCGAAAATGGGTTGACCAATGCATTCAAGAAGTGGGTCCATTGCATAACTACGTTTATGCCAAGAACGATGCTTCGATTAAGTGGCTGAAGCACTTGGGCTTTGAAGTGATGGATCCCGAGCCTTATGGTCCTTGCGCTGCCTTGTTCTGTCATTTCTGGAGGGATCGCTGATGGAACCAATTTCAATGGCAGTGATGGGTGCGCAGATGGCTGTTGGCATGGCCAGCAACCAGGCAGCCAATAACGCCAGGCAGCAGACGTATGCGAACAACGTCGCGTTTCAGGACGCGCAGCAGACGTTCAATACCTGGCAGGCAGGGTTCAATGCGGATATGCGCAATTTGAACAACGAATACAAGTATTGGGGAGAAACTCTCGCGTATAACGAGAACCTCAGCTATGCGCACCAGCTCGACAATTACGAGCTTGCGAAGGAACTGGCGCAGGCCCAGAAGGTACTTGAGGCTCGAGTTGCTGCCGGTGTTAATTACGTTGCGATGTCGGAAGCGATCCAGGCGGCTTACCGCGAGCGCGGTGTCTCCGAAGCTGTTGCTGAGCAGCAGTTCATGTATCGCGGCCTCCAGGCATCAGCTGCGTATCAGGCTTCTGCGTCGGAAGGTAACTCGACTGATCGATATGTCAGAAACGCATCGCGACAGATGGGTGACTACCGCTCTCTGAAGAAGCTCAAGGAGGGTTTTGCGGAAAACCAGTACAGCCGGCAGCAGCTGGGGATGATCACTGACTACCTGAACCGGTACAACAGCCAGCAGTTCTACAAGAAGGCACCGATCAAGAAACCGACGATGCCGTTTGCACCGCTGCCGTCGATGATCACGCCGCCGCAGCCTTATATGCAGGGCTCACCGCCGATGGATACGCGGTTCTTGGATAACGCGACTACAGCATTCAGTGCATTGAACACTGGCCTGGATCTGAACAAGTCGATCATGCAAGAAGCCGCGGGTGGCGGCGGGGCCTTGAGTGGCCTCAATAATTCACTTAGGGGACTGCTTGGCATGGGGGCACGTGAGTAATGGCAAAACCACCCGAGCTACCTAATTACGAACTGACGCCACAGGCCAGGCCGGTTGATACCTACCTGCAGCCCATTGAGCGTTCAATCGCTAAGCCGACAGCGCCTCCTGGGATGCCCCAGGTCAAAGGCATTGATCAGGTTGGCCAGAACAGTGTTGGCAGTTACCAGGGGTACAACCAGGCGCAGCAGCTGGCGCAGAGCCTGACGAAGTTCAATCCAGCGATGACCAATGCGCTCAAGGCCGGTGGCCTGGCATTGGCCACGCACATCATGGATAAGAACCACCAGCAGGCTGTCGCGGCTGCGCAGAAGGCTGAGGCGTTGCTGGATTCACAGACTGAGCTGTCTGCAGAGGAGCGTGCTGCAGCGACACGCCGCTTGGCTGGTCGTGATCCCAAGGCAGGCGGGATCATGCATGTGCTTAATCCCTACCGGGAGTGGGGATGGCTGCGCGGCATGGCCTATTCAGCTGGGCAGAAGCTCAAGCTGGAGATTCCTGCACTGGCAGGTGAGCTGACTGGAGCTGACTATTTGTCCCCGGACCAGGGGATGGGCCGGATGATCGAGCTGCGCAATCAAAAGCTGCAGGAGATCAGCGAGCAATACGGCGTTGATGAGAACACGCCGAGTTATCAGAACTATGTCCTGAGGCCTTTTAACTCCTCGTCGGACAAGCTGCGCAGCCAGGTCATGAGTGACCGGGTCAAGTGGATGGACCTGCAGCAGCCGTCGATCATTGCCAACAACGTCGGGCAGTTACTGCAGAGCGTTTACGGGCAAGACGTACCGACTGTTGACATCGTCACCAGCGATGGCACTGTCCTGCAGATGACGCTGGATGCCAGCACTGATGCGAACGGGCTGCCGACACTTACCAATAACGAGGTTCAGTTTCAGCGGGCTGTAATCGATCAAGCCGGGCAGATTCTGCAGACGCAAGGCGCGCAAGCGGGCCTGCCGGGGCAGCGTTCTAAATGGACGAAAGAGGCTTACAAGGATCTGATTTCTCGGCCTGGGTTCCGCAATGGTCGGCCGCGGCAAATTCTGGACAACCTGCCGTCAAACCAGCCCGCCATGGGCCCTGACGGCAAGCAGCTCCAAATTGATGGCGTGCCGCAGTATCTGACGCTTGGCCAGGCCTTTGCTGGTGATGCTGCAGAGATCGACTACCGCATGAACCGTGAGGCATTCCAGTCCCGCACGCGTGAGCTGACGCTGTTGTCGCAAGGCGCAGCAACAGCTGTGGCTGGCGCGACGCAGAACATGACGCAGGGGCCGAAGCGACTTGATGCTGCACTAAAGGCCTTGGACGTTTGGGCCGTTGATGTTGGCTTGAGAGATCAAAACGGCAATTTTGTTAGCGAAGACGCCAGGATCAAATTCAACGAGATCCGTAACAAGGTTGCTGCGCAACTCACCAGCCAGGACGTGCTGCAAACGCAAGGGATTGATCCGCAAGCTGGCCTGTCATGGGCAGCTGGGTTCCGGCAACGAGTCGTTTCAGGTGATCGTCGGGGTGAAGCGACGGAGCTGCGATCGGCATTAGCGGTTGCACAAACGATGGGCGACGCAGGCGATGCTTGGTTCGACAGGATGTCGGACGAGATCGCTGATGCCTACAAGGCAGAGAATGCGGTTGATAGCGTTCGCGGCCTGAAGGGCATGCTGAACCTTCGAGTTGATGCAAACACGGCGCGTGAATACCCCGGCTACAACTCAAACGATCCTGATTTACTGGAGTCGAAGGCTCGCCAAACACTGAAGTACCAAGAGATTGGTGGCAATGCTGTGCTGGAAGCACGGGCTAACCAGGGGCCGAATGATCCGCCTTTGACTGCTGCACGGGAGCAGCAGATTGCAATGAAGGCAATTGAGGACTGGGCCAAGGCCAACCCTGAGGACTGGGCCTACCTGTTCCCCGGTTCAGAGCTGCCTGGCGCACCGCCAATGACTGAGGCCGGTATTCCCCCTGCGCCTGCACCTGGGGCGGCAAGGCCTGTGTCTGAGCAGGTAACTGCACCGGCAGCAGCACCACCAGCGGCTCAGCAGAACACAGCTGAAAGCCCGGTTTATACGACTGGGCAGTTAGATGACATGCCGAACCGGCTGCCGCGGCTTCGTCGTTATCAACAGGAAGCGGTGCTTGATCCCAATTCCCTGGTGGAGCTAATCGTCAACCAGATTGAAAGCCCAGGGGACCTAAGCCTGCCGCCGCAGCTGCAACGTGCGCTGCGTGAGCTAAGCATCACTGACCCGTTCGTATTTATCGACGCGCAGCTCAAGCGGTACCCAAACATCAGGCCGCAATGGACGACAGACGACTACGAGAAGCTGCGGCTTAAGTGGTCTCAGGCTGCTGGTTATCGAGAGAACGCGATTGCTACCGCTACGCTCAGGCGCAACGGCATGACGGCTTTGGCGTCAATCAGCAGCTGGGCCTCTATGGCCTAACTGTTGCCAGGCCGCAGAATAGGTGTATTGGCAGTAAGCATCTGTGTCCCCAGCTAGGCCTTTAACTCCAGAAGAAATGATCCCCGTGCTGGGGGAGCAGCAGGAAAGCGAGAAGCCGGATGAGGGTTATCAGGTACAGCGCTGGTGGCAAAAGCCAGGCAATGAACTGCAGTACTTATTCGGCACGCAGATCCCGCAATTAGGCGGGGTACTGAAGGAATCACTGGTTGATCCTGTCGTTGAGGCAGCTGGATCCGTACAGCAGCTGGACCAGGGCTACCAGCAGGTTTATCGAGGCACTAAGGGCAGCAGTGTTTATCGCGCCCCAGACGGAACGCTTTCAGGCGAGCTGCCAAGCCAGGTTGAATCGCAGCAAGGCGCATTTCGCGCAGTCACACAACCGCTGCAGTTTCTTGGCCCCGCCGGGCAGTCAGCGAGGCAATCGCTTGTTGATGCCTCGGCAGATGCCCTGGGTGCGACCAAAGAAGAAGAGCTGTATGCCAACCCAGACGCCAGGCGCGTGCAGGGCATTGGCCAATTCACGACAGAAACAGCGGCGGCAACATTACTAACCGGCGGAACGATTGGTGTTGGCCGTGCGGCATTTGCTCGTTTGTCGCCTGGTTTGCAGGGCGCTTTGAGAACACCGTTTGCTGGGCGGAAGCTGCTGAACTGGGTTGGCTTTGCCGGCCTGGAAGGCGCTTATTCCGGCGTATTCCAAGATCCTTTTCGGGAGCAGGGTTTCTTGTTCCCTGTCGATCCAGCGACGGATTCGCCGTTTAGTGCGTTTGTCAAAAACACTCCCAGCAATGCCCTGACCGATGCAGTCCTGGGCGGCACGCTTGAGCTGAGCACCAGAGCCACTGGGGCAACACTCAAAGCTTTATTCCCCAACCTGGCCAGGCGGCAGCGTGGCGTTCGTGCGCAGCAGGAAGTTTCCCAGGCGCGTGAATGGCTGGAGGAGAATGACATCCAGCGGGAGAACCCGGATGGCACGTTTGAGCGTGTCGAGCCACCGGCTGAGCCCGAAACAGAAGCCACCGCTGTAGAGACACCCGAAACAGAAGCACCAGCAGCACCCGAGGCAGAAGCTGCCGCGCCTGAAGCCGGCAATGTGCTGGATGACTACGAAGCCGCAGCTCGTGCGGAGGAAATTGAGAAAGCCAGCGCTAGTGATGCCAAGCGCTCCCTAGACGACATCGACGATGAAGGGCTTGAGCGCGTTGCTCAAAGCGACAACAAGATCGAGGCAATTGAGGAGGAGCTGCAGACCAACGCAGTTGAGTTTGAAGAAGCGCCTCAGGAGATGATCGCTTTCCCGCAGGAAAAGCTGGCCGAGGGCACTGCTGCTTATGGCGATCAACTGGAGGCCATCAGCCGCCAGAACCTGATCAATGCTGCGGATCCCCGCAACAGCCGGCAGCTGTATCAGAAGGTTGCTGAGCTTACGGGCAAGGACCACGCGGAGTTCACCAAGGCCGATGTGATTGCAGGCATGAAGGCCTTGCAGACCGAGGGCATTGTCTTTATGCCAGACCGCCTGCAGCCGTCATCGCAGCTGATGCGAGTGGAGGACATTGAAGTCAATATTGAGCGGTTCCAGTACAAGCAGGGTGTTGATGCCAAGGGACGCCAGAAGGGTGAATCCATCAGCGACACCGAGCTGTGGAACACGGAATTTGAAGGCGTCATCGAAGTATGGAAAGACCCTGCTGATGGCAAGACCTATGTCGTTAATGGCCATAACCGCCTGGCAAAAGCCAAGGAGCTAGGCATCACCAGCCTGCCGGTGAAATACATCAACACGCTGGATCCTGGGCAGGCGCGTGCGCGTGGTGCAGCAAGCAACATTGCTGCCGGCAGTGGTACTGCGTTTGATGCCGCTAACTATTTCGACGAGGCAGGGATCAATACACCGGAAGACCTGAAAGCTTCTGGCTTCTCGATGGAGGGTGGCAAAGCAAGGCAGGGCCTAGCCATCAAGAACCTGCCGCCGAGCCTGCGCCAGGACGCAATGGATGGGGTTCTGGAGCTGAAGCAAGCCGAGATGCTTGGCATGAGTGGCCTCAGTGATGAGGACATGATTCGCGTCGCGGCCATGAGCCGAGACAAGGGGATGGGGTTCTTTGCAGAAGTTCTGCAGATGGCCCAGTCACCTCGTTCGCAGGTTGAGGTTGATCAAGGCGGCTTGTTTGGAGCCGAGTTTCTAGACACCCTGGCGGTCAAAGCCGACCTTGCTTCCCGTGTCCGCAGCATCCTCAACACTGAGAAGCGCCAGCTTGGAGGCGCCGCAAAAGCTAAGAACGCAGGCCTCCTGGCAAGCCGTGCAAACACGCAAGTTGATCAAGGGGCTGCAGCAAGTGCGGCTGCGCAATCGAACCAAGCGCTCCAGCTATTTCAACGGGATAAATATCTCGCCGGTACTGATGCCGCTGAGCTCTTAAACCAAGGCACTGATGTTGTCGCTAATGGTGGTGATGCGGCAGTCGTCGCCGATCAAATCGCTGGCCAGCTGCGGGAGGGGGCAGAGGGCCAGCCTTTAATCAAGACCGCAGAGCCTGAGCCGGCACCGCAAAGCAACGAGGACATCTGGTCTCAGCTGAGCACTACAGAAGCGCTGGCTATGCGCGAGCGGATGGAGAAGCGCCTGCTTACGCAGAGGCAGATCGACAACAGCAAGAAAGTCATTTCTGATGCTGATGATGCGTTTGGCAGGGGGGAGGAGGTTGACCTGAAGAAGGTTGAGGCTGCGCAAAAACGCCTTGATCGAAACGATGAGGCTGTCGAATTTATTAACTGGTACGACTCACGGAACGAGCCCAAGACCCGCGAGCAGCGTGATCAACTGAAGGCCAAGATCATCCGTGATGCGC